GGGCGCACTGGGTATAGGTGGGACTGCCACCGGGCGACCCTGTACAGTAATTCTAAATAGAAACACCCATCTCCGGTTCACGCTGCCACCATTACACTTGGAACCGACCTTTAAATGTGCAACGGCCGATCGTAGAACCTACCATACGTCCACCAATGAGGCGGCCTTCAGTAATAAAGACCGCCTAGACACCAGTTTCGGTATATAATGAAGATATTGAGCACTAGCTTCAACTATCTTGTCGACCCAGTCATCAAAAATTTCTGGGTCATGAATACTCAACTCCAACAAAGCTAGGTCAACATTGGATTTTTGAGTAATTTCGGCGCCAGGCCCAGCCTGGTACCAAAAAGGTATCTCCAACACAACATTCAATTCTAAAGGGGCTACGAACCTATTTAACACTGGTTCCCACCTAAAACCTCGTTTAAGAAATGAACACTCCTCCAACGTCTTCCACTCCGGCATAACTGAAATCTTGTCAGCCGTTGTATAAACTAGACCGTATTGTTTCAACTGGTCAGCTAATGTTCTTTGATTAAACCACGAACAAACGCGATCCGAAATGTTCAACACATTATCATCACCGTGGACCGCAACAAACACCTCATCATCAAACTCCTGGATCCCATGCCTCCCACACGGGTGCAGATCAGCAAAAGCCATCCTCATCGCTATCATAATATACAAACTATTTACAATAAATGTTAAAGGATTTCCACTAGGCAAACTATTCCACCATAGGTATATAATATCATAAAATATATGTGCTGATTGGAGGATTTCGTAAAACAAAATCTCTCTCACCAAACGATTACTCTTTCCATCAGCATACAACTTCGAAATTAAATCACAAATTGCGACTAAAACTTGACACATCTCAGAACCATCCAAGCACTTAATATCACCATCAAAAGCTTTCTTCCCTCTACTCTGTAGATCCCGGGCTAATAAATCCCAGGAAGGAGAGTAGGAATTTAGTCCTCCAGTGATACCAGTTTCCATATGTCTCGTCGACATACGCACACAAAAGTCATAGAAAAACATTCTAAAAGCTATCTGCAAGTCTAATGGACATGCTGATATAAGTCTGGTCATTCCTTTATGCACTTTCTCATGTTTACGTCTCTCATCCTTCAAATGGTCCACATATACATGCGGTAACCGAATCCCTTCTCGGGCCTTATCTATCATATTAACGACCACCCTCTCCAACTCCTTAGCTTGAGGTCTCTCAAAATCTATTTCGTCACCTTTACCAAACCACCATTCCTTTCCAGAATAGCCAGGCGGGCTATCCAAACACCATGGGTATCCAGCAGACGTCTGCATATTTATCTTCTCACAATATTCAATCTCACAATCACCTGACACAGCCTTCTTAAAATCGAAAACTTCTAACGGCTTTGTTCCTTCTTTAAATATTGTACTATGCAAACCAGAATAAAGGTGTTGCGCAGCAATGTCCACTACCTCCTGATCTAATAGTTGGGAGTTCTGACAATACTTCTCAGTCGCATTCTTCCTAGGATCAATATATACACCATCCTCTTCAAAAGGATGTAACTTTGCTGGAGCTGTCAAAGGCTCCATCCAAGTACCATATAAACGTGATCTCCGTAATTTAGTCTTGGTGCTATGATGCACCGCCCTGTTTACTCTGCCTACAGGTAAAAAGTTGCCAGTAAATGGAAAGTCAGACATCTGTGCCACACACATATCGTTATAATCAGCTATAATAGAATCATCCCTAACTAAAGTCAGAGCTTCTTCCAAATCTTCAGCCGTCACAGCAGCTGAAATACCCATCCCACGATTATCGCCAGCTACATGTATGCCTATCAATTTCCGTGGTATACTAGGATTCTGAATCATCAGCACAGAACCACAATCTCCTCGCTTCGTCATAAATTGATAACGAAACCCGCTCGAAATCCGCCACGAATGTGGCATATCTTCATATCTCGATGCTGGTGCAGTGGATACTGGCGTATCCATAACCTTTGCACAACGCCCCATAGAAGCGTTGATGCCACCATCACTACGCGGCGTAACTAACTTCACATCCAAATCCAAAGGTTTATCCATCTGACTCCTTGTCACAAATTTCTCTGTGATGTCAGGATGCATGTGAAACGACTTTGGTAATAAGAATATACATAAATCTCTACTCTTTAACCAGTCATTCTGTTGACAAGCCAGTATGTTCGCTACCGGCAGGGCTATACCACTTGGGTAAAAGTTACTCCTGAGAATCAAATTCTTCTTAATTGTACCTTCCTCACTCTGTTGTTTAACAGAATGAACAAAATGCTTAGGTATGAGAGCAATTCGACCCTTTAATACTAGGACAATGCCTCTCGACTCATCATCGGCGGAAAAGTGTAGGGTATACATATTCTTCTTGGCCATAGCCACAGCAATATCCTCGGCTTGTTGATCAAATCCTCCTTGCGGTCCATACGAGTGTTCACCACCCGCCATCTTTGGACCCTTCATATGTACAGGGGCTGTTGGCCCAAACGCCTTATTCTTCTTGTGATCACCTTTCTTCTGGTGACCTTTCTGTTTCGCACCAACAAATTTACTTTCTGGTTCATAAGGCGTATCGAGCATAACTTTCAATTCCTCGAGCATATCAACCTTACGGTTTAACATCTCTTCTAACTTAGCTCGAGCTTTCTTTCTGACTTCTGGGTACTTCTCACCCAAACCGTCATCAATTAGCGTAATCCAATACAGTGACTCAGCACTATTAAAGCTATAATCCGACTCTTCATACTTATCGAATCCAAGCTCCTCAAGATCCTTCTTCGTCATATTCACTTTCTTAGGATACTTCACTAGTGGGAAAAACCACCACTTCACCCAACGTGTTGCCATAACACTCGGGACGGCTTGACTAGTATCTAGATGCATAGTCTTACCATCCTCACCCAAGTAATCTATATGGGCTCGTCGAAAATCCTGGTTCATCTGAACCTTCTCTTCTGTATCTTCCGGACTAAAACCTCTAAAATCGTGGGGACCTGTCAAAAATGACGCCCCAGGGTGTACCGGATTTGTGTACTTGAAATGAGGGGGCTCCTCACCTTCGCGGACAGCTTTACTATCCGCTTCAGCGTCAATCGCCAAGGCATGGTCCCACCATCGTATAATATTCAAGTGATTCTTATAGAAGGCATACGGATCCAGCGATCTCTTCATCTCCAGGTCCGTAAAATCTCCTGGCTTCAACTTCAACCACAGGCGTTCCACCTCTATCGGCTGGTCACGCTTAGCGTTCCCAGTCCAATCTCTAATCTTTCGATAGGCTAAAACACCAGCGCTAACAGTGGAAAAAATCACGGCAACGTCAACCAAGAATGCTAGTAAGGGGTGTTTAACCACCCATTTACAATAATTCTCTATGTTAATAAGTAATCTATTCTTCATGTCAGTCCACTGGGCCCACATATAGGGCTTTGTCCACCTAAATTTCATGACGTCCTGCAGCTGCTCAACATCATACACCAATAACTTAACATCACTCAAATAATGATTAATTAAACGTATCAGCTTAAATTGGCTAGGGTGTAAAGTAGCATTGCGTTCCTTAACATTTGGGCCCACCTCTTCAAGTCCGGACCTAAAAGCCTTAGGAAAACGCATGTATATAACAAACAACAACAACGCTGGACTAGATATACTTCTCTTACTCCATTCTGGTAACTTATTGTCGTATATATACTTCACCTCACGCCAAAAATCAGGGTCTATGGCTGGGTCTCTCATAGCGACAGAGAACTCAAAGAATTTCTCGGAGATTTTGTCAACCTTCTTAACGGGATCGCTCAATATCTCGTCAATACTTCGTTCATCAGGTAAATAAATATCAGCAGCCATTGATTCAACAGGTCCTGTATTATCTCTCAAGAATTCTTTAAAACTCTCCGAAATATGGGGGGGTCCAAGATTAGACTCGGGCTCTAAAGACTCCAAGTCTATAATATCCACTACAGCTGGGGGTGAAATACTTTCTCCCTCATCTACAACACTCTCCATAAACACTCGATCTTCTCTATCAAAAGAGGTACCCTCTCCATTATCCATTTGCGGCTTCATCTTCACACGCTCTCGAATAGCTTCAACATAATCATCACCGACTCTACTCTTTGCACGGTACTGCTCTACGAGCATGTCAACAACCTCATCGAATGTGAAAGTCCTTCTGTGCGAGCCTTTCGCCGAACGCAATCCGTCCGGGGTCATATCATAAACAAATTCATGAAACTCCCAGATGTCTGGATTCAACTTCTTCTCAATCACAACCGGATGTTCCTTATTTAGACGCCGGTCACGTAATCCCTTGCCAAGGGTATCTTTTGAACAATATTCAACCTTTGGCACTATATCAACTACAGAATCAAATCTGCGGTATAATGCCTCTGGCTGGGTCAAACTCTCAATGTTAAATTTATATAGATTCGTTGTTAATAACATAATCTTACTTAGGAACAAAGTCGTTCCTTTTGAGCTTAAATCCGCCATATGACACACATGTGGAAAGAGATTAGAGCCACGGATTATATCCATGAACTCATTATCGTTCTTCCCGGTCTGATCACGCATTTGTCCAAAATCATCAAAAACCGTTGCGAACTGAGAATGGTAACCATCCCAATACTCCTGCTCAGCCTGTCTACAATATATAAACTGGCCCCAATTCTCACTGAAATCGGCCAACTGATCCATTGGCAACACTTTCCTCATAATAGCAACCAATAGAGGGATCGTCGCCCATGACTTTCCAACACCTGGCTCGCCACGAACCAAAATAGTCAAAGGTTCCATACGAGGACCACCACCAGTTAAATTCATACTCGAATAACTCGCATATAAGTTTCGAATCGTATTCATATATGTACTAATAATAGACCTCACCCTTGGGGATTCAAAACCCGGGGCTTTTATCTGTGACAAGCGTTGACCTTCTTTCACAAGGTTATACACTCTATCCCCGTTTTCACGGGATCGCTCTAGCTTCCCAGCATGCGCAAGATCAGCAATCGCCTCCACTTTGTTACACCAAGCTTTAACCTCTGGTATAGCTGCCTGCAGTAGATGAACTGGACCTAAACCCAGTAACCTCTCTCTCACAAAATTTATAGCTTTCTCGACAATATTCACAATAAATACAAAAATTGCCTCGAAACCTTCCTTCTGCCGCATAAAAGTCTCACACTCTCGCCGAAAAGCCTTAAAACGCCCTTCTGATGGGGTCTTCCCTACAACACTTATCGATATAAATCCAAAGATCATGTCTGCTAAGTTTGTTAGATGCTCCCCACTCATTTGTGGTTCCATATCATCACTAACAGAAAACAATACTCGACACTTGTCAATCACCCATTTTACTGCTGGACAATCAGTTACTAAAGATAGAATGCCCAAACCAGCAGCTAACATAGCTCCAGTGCGCGCCTTCCCATACGAATAACACAAATAACCACCACCAGCTATTGCTAAAATGAGTGGTAGGCTCTTTTTGAATGT